CATTTTCATATAGTTTATCAATTACATTATTAAGATCTAATATAATACCTTTTTTATTATAACTATTCTTTCGTAACATATTGAATATTTGATTGAATGTAAAATAAAGTGAATATTCTGCAACTAAATTATTAGTTACATGTTCATTATTAGTGTCTTCTACTAATGTTATTTCTTTATTTTCATTGAATAAAATAATAGATTTATCATTTAAATCAAGTAATTTTTCAATATTATCAAAAGCTCTTTGTACCATTTATATATAGATATAAATTAATTTTTAAGTATATTTCATGACATATTTTGTAGTGTAAAAGAAACCAATTGTAAATACAATTGAATGTAATATTGTTTGCATAGTTGGACCAAAATCTATTCCAATATATTCAAAAGATCTATCTGTTAAATGATATAAAAATGGATGGGAAAATAATAAAAATAATATACCACCTATTAATGCTATTTGAAAAATATTTTCTGTTATTTCACTTTTAAAACTACTTTTTACCATTTATATAATATAATATATAAAAATTTAATTATCATTTTCTTCTTTTTTTTCTTCAATTAATAAAGATTTTTTAATATAAACATTATTAAAAATTAAATATCCTGGGATTATTCTTTTAGGCCTATTTAATAATACAAAATAATCTAATTCATATTTTAATAAATATTTTACTAATTCTTTTGTTAAATTTACTATAATCATATTTATTTTTCCAAATTTATTTAAATCTGACAAAATTTTAGTAAAATTAGATGTTCCTTTATTATATTCTAAGTATTCAACATTATTATCATTAGTTATTTCATTAGTTAATATATTTTCAGAATTAATACAAACTATATCTATACTTTTTTTCAATAATAAATCTTCTATTTCTGTTTGTAATCCGTATTTCTTATTATTAATATTATTAACAATATCAGGAATTTCTATATGTTTATAATTACTTTGAACTGCTGAATTAGATTCTTCATTATATCTATTAAAATTATGATTAGTTAATAATTGTATAATACTTTCTTTATAATATTGTCTGGCATTACCATTTCCATAATAAAATTTATCAGCTTCATTATACATTTCACTCCATTCAAATCCCTTTCTCGTCCAAAACTCTTTTGTATGAAATAAACATGCTTCTGATTTATATTTATCTAATTTACCAAACTTTTTATTTTTAATATTATATGTTATCATATAATCTGAATATAAACATTCAATTCTTTGTTTTTTTAAAATATTAATTTTCTTTTTAATATCATTTTGTAAATAAATACAATCAAAATTTAAATGTAATATATATGGATTAGAACTTATACCTACAGCATAATCACGTTTAAATCCACTTGGTAATCTTTTAATATTTTTATGATATTCATAATCGGCTTGTTTTTGATCATTTTCAAAAGTTTTTTCATTCTTTGACATATCATATTTCTTATAACAATCTTCCAAATGTTTATCTATTTCATCTGGTTTAAAATGTATATATATGATATTATCTTCTGCTGGAAATAAATGACCATTATATTCTTTTGAATCATCAACAATAATCCATTCCAATAATTCTTTTGGATAATCAATATTATTAAAATTATGTAACATTAAATCTTTAAATTTAATATAATCATTAAAAACTGTTATAACTGAAACTTTTTCCATTATATCTGTATTATATTTATAAATCTTTAAATAAACCAAAAAAATATTATATATATTATAAATGAATAAAATTTTAAAGTATTTAGGATATTTCGTTGCATTTATTATAGCTGTATTTATATTACTGAATGTATTAGATAAAATGGGTGTAGGATGTCTTTATGATTGTGAAGGTGATAAAACTCCCACACATAATCAAGTAAATAATTATGTCAATGGTAAAAAAGTTCAATAATTATTCATCCTTAATTTTACTATGTCCTGATTTAGTTAAATATCGTGGATCAATATCATCTGGACAATTTATAAGTTTTTCTCTTAAATAACATACAAATGATATTCTTGTATATAATTCATATAAACCAGCAGTACCTACTTGTGGATTATCTTTATAAACTTTTGGAATTGCTTTATTATATTCTTTATCTTCTTCTGTTTCATACATGTGTATTGGCATGCCACTGATGAACATCCATCGCTACAAAATCATTATTCCTTAAATTAATACCCACTCCAAATTGAGGAAATACTGTATATCCGCCATGATATTTACCTCTTTCAATAACAGTTAAATTCCCAAATCCATCCCGAAAATCACCAGCATCTCTATGCAATGCTGTTCTAAAATTACGATTAATAGTCACAGTTGAAAATGCTGTATCTGATATTTTTAAAAGTGGTTTCTTATTTGCCCTATCAAGTTGTCTTTTATGAGCTTCTGGTGTTAATTCTTGATATAATTTATTGATCTTTCTTAAAAAAGGGTATCCTTCTTCATATTTTTCAAAATTTACTCTGGTAAAATGTGTTAAACGACAAGGTAAATTACACATTTTATTATCAGCATCAAAAAATCCTATTGGATTTGATGCTACTTGATTATTTACTTTCATCTTTGATACACCACCTTGTTTTTTTAATATGTTCATTATTATATCTTCTTTATTTAGATCTTCTGTATTAAGTTCTAATTCAGATGATATATTAATTAATTCGTCTAAATCTAATTTATCATATTCTTCTTTAAGTTCAGTTCCTTTTGGAGTTAAATAATTTGTCATCCATTTTTTATTATTAACAAGAGTTCTTTTAGACCAATATTGTCCTTCAATATTAATTGGTCCAGCAGAAGCGCCGCGACCTCTACTTGGTTTTGCTAAATCTTTATAAGCTTGCCATCCTAAACGTATTTCATTATCAGTTATAACACCTTTCCTAAATTTAAGAAGTAATTTTTCATCACCATTTTCATCTAGGTAATAAACATCAGTATTTTCATTTAAAACTGGATGTTTAATATGAGATTCTTCAATCCAAGTTCCTTCTATTCCTTTCATTTCATCATCTGATAAAATCTTATTTACTAGAAGTTTTTTTATTGCCATATATATTAAAAAGAAAAAAAATTAGAATTAAAACGATTAATATAATTACAAATATTATTATATTATTATAAATATTAATTTGATTATACATTTCTCCATATTTATTATAAACTTCTGAATATGACCAAACAGGTTTTCCATTATCTCTATTAACATCATTGTGTAAATCTATTAACCATTTTACTAAATTTTCCCTTGAATCTAAACTTTCACTTAAATCATATTTTTGGATATTTTGTTGATAATGTACTTTACATTTATTACATGGTAGAACATGTTGAAGACTCATAAAAAAATTATAAAAATTGCGTTTATCATTATCAGTAGGATTCTCTGGATAATTATAAGTTACTGTATGTAGAAAAGTCCATGCCGGTGGTCCCCATATATTATTATTGTTCATTTATATATACATTAGAAAATATAAATTAAATTGATTCATAAAATTTATTATCATAAATAACTAAAAACTGTTCACCATCAAAACTATATCCATTTTCTAAATATTTTTCATAATCATATAATTTATAAATATCTCTATCATGATTATTTATGGGCATAAAAAATAGTTTGTCATTTATATTATATTTAATTTTATATCCTACTAAATATTGTTCAGTAATTAATTCTAATGATGGGAATTTTTCTTTATAAATATATTCATCATATATAGGATCTTCAAATGGAACATGATATATTGATTGTATTACAGAAAATTTATTAGTAATTTTATTATTCAAGAAAAATTTTTCATTTTCATATTTTAAAAATTTATTTTCATTTATATATGCATCGCATAATATTGTTCCATTTTCTTTAATATAACGCACATCTTCATCTTTATATTTCGCATTAATTTTATAATATGAATAAATATTATCATTTGTTTTAGATTGTGAAGATACTACAACATTTGAATCACTCTTAATAAAATATGAAAATACAGATTTCAATTGAATATTATCTATTTGATTTAATTCATTATCACCAATACCAGGGAAATATGCTATTTCATTTTGTAATTTTTCAGAGAATTGTATACATTTACTATTTAATATAGGATCATCTGTTGTATGTTTAATACAATCAACTGATGATTCTTTTATAATATTATTAAGTTTATCATTTATATTATATTTTCTTTCCATTATATCGAATAACATTTGATCAGTTGTTCCAGATCTAGATGTTGATTTTATATTAATTATTTTTTGAATAAGAGTATATACATTTTTATGATTATCAAGTAAATATTGATTAAAATTATCTTGTAATTCAATATCTTTTGTAATATCCCATTCTAATTCTTTTATAGATGAAAATATTTGTTCTAAATTTTCTCCTTCTGGAAACATAGATAAATAAAGATATTCTTCAACATTTTGATCACTAACTGGTAACCAAGGATGAGCGGGATCAGGACCTATATGAGAATTCCTTCTAATTGCTCGCCCAAATACCTGATCAACTCTTACATTATTCCAAAATGGTTCTAATATATGAACTTGTCTCACACATGTTAATGATATACCCTCAGCACCTGATTGAGATATAATCATTACTTGAATATATTCACCATGAATATTTTCATCATGATTATATGCTGATTTATTTTCCCCTTTTTCAATTTCATCTTCATCACCTGTAATAAATGTATATCTTTTCTTTTTATTTGTATTTTCAACTAATTTATTAATATTAGCTGATTTATAATCATATTTTTCATAACCATCGGCTTTTAATACTTCTTCAAATCCACCCGAACCACCTAATCCTTTATATACACTGTATAATAATACTTTACCAGATATATTTCCACCTCTTGTAAATTTCTCCATATTTTCAATTATTTTTAAGATTTTTGGAGAATATATTTTAAGATTATCTGAAAAATTATTATCTTCATTCATTAATCTTATTTTAGTTTCATCATCAGTATTGGGTTCATTATAAATAATATTACAAGTTTGTCTAGTTCCACTATAATAATGGAAAAATTCATCTTCATATATAGATCTACGAGTAAATCTTCTTAATTCATCTTCTTGTTCTTTATTATATTTAGTTTCATATTGACTGTACTGTTCAAATGACATATAACAAGGAACTAAATTTATCTTTTTTGTGATGGAATAATCATCATATATCTTGATATTAATAGTTGGTTCAATTATTTCTGGCATATATGATATAGCAGATCTATCAATAGGATAATATGAAGTTAATCCCATTAACATTCTCCTTAAAAGGACTTGTTTCTTAGGTGGTATATTATATTCTTCATCGAAAAAATAATCCATGAATAATCCATTATCAGTTAAATCTAATTTAGTTTGATCATCATCATATATATCAAATAATTTTATATTTTTATTAAATATAATATTTGTTTCAGTATCATATACTTTTTCTTTTCCATTTATTATATTATTTATATCTGCTCTTTTTTGTGATTTAAAATCTTTATGCGAAGGTATAATTAAATCTTTATCAATAAATTTATGAAGTCCGATATATATTTGTTTAATAAATGAACTAAAAGAACATTCATTATATTTAATTGTTTTTACAATATCATCTTCATCTAATATATTTGCAAAATTTGTTCCAGTTTTAATAAATGAAACTATTATTTTTCCTTTATATTTTTTGACATTTAATTGTTCAATACATGATATTTTTCCGTAAAATATTTCTTTTAGTTTGGTTGTAATTTCTTCTACATCGCCTGTCATTTTTAATACAAAATCATAAACATGTAATTTTCCTTTAAGCATATTAAATAAATAAGCTATTTCAGATGGTTCATTTATAATGGGTGTACCAGATAAAAATATTAATTTTGAATCAACACTTTCGGTAATCCAATCATAAAAAATCATAGAAGGACCTCTTTGATTTTTAATTTGACTAATTAAATTATGAACCTCATCTATTATAATCACTTCATTATCAAATGGAGATAAAATATTTTTCTTTTTATTTTCTTTATATTTTTCTATTAAATTATTCATAATATCTTGTCTATCAGAATTTTTCTTATTTTCTTCTGGATTTAAAATTTTATCAGCTAATGCATCATTTTTAATATCTAAATCATTTAATTGACTTCTTGATAAAGTAGGAAGAGCATTACTATGTATAAAATTATATTTATTTAATATAAATTCATCTAATTGACTATTTAACTGAATATTTTGAGTATCAGATAATTTAATAATCTTATCATGGATAGATATTTTATCATTATCAACTAATTTCCCATTATAAGTGAAAATTTCTTTTTCTTTTACAAAAACATCACTTATTTTTAAAAATAAACCTTTTTGAAGTTCTTTTTTTCTTTCTTTTAATAATATTTTTATCTTAGTTTCATCACCATCAACTTCATTAGATATTACAGTTTTTAATTCTCTTAGAGATGATGATAAAGTATTTTTAATAATATCTTTTTTAAGTTTAATTTTATTAAATATTAATTCTTTTATAGATTCATTAGCATTTATTTCATCAATTGTGAAGAATTGCCAATTATTTTTTTCAATGTCATAAGAATCGCCAGCAAATTTTTTAATTTCATTAACATAATTTTCTTTTAGAGATTTAGGTAATAATGTATTAATTCTCATATGTGATAAACCTTCTGTTGTAATAATAGATGTTGCTGTTTTACCTGTACCTAAACCATGATAAACTAATAATCCTCTATATGGTGTTTCAAGAGATAAATAACCTTTAACAAATAATTGATAATTCTTGAACATAGATGTTTCAACATCACTCATTATTTTTTCATAAAAATCGTTATTTATCCAATCAACGTATGCTTTTCTTTGAGATAAAATATATTTATAATCATTTTTTTTAACAGATTTATCATCTTCATTAAATAAATCGAACTTTATATCTTTATATTTTAGGGGATCTGATGATTTAACTACCTTTTTAGGTTTATCTTCCTTAGGTTTATCTTCTTTACATTTTTTATAAATTAATATCATTTTTTTATATTTTTTTACTTCAAATTGTTTAATATCTATACCTTTGATATGAGAACTTTTGAATAAATTTACAGGTAATTTAACAAAAACATGTTTATATATATTACACACATTATCTATAACTTCAAAAATAGTTTTATCACCTAATTTAGGAATAACTGGATTCATTTTATCATATGTTTCACTTCCACTTGTCCATGGAGGATCAAAGAATATAGTATCATTTGACTTTATTTTGGGTAATACATCTTCATAACTACCTAAATAAACTTTAATATTACCATTAACGGGTGGATTATATAAATCTTTTATTTTTTTTGATAATTTAACATTATGATCTAATATTATATAATTAAAATCTTCTAATTCAATGGAGTTAACATTACTAAAAAATTTACCAAAAGATATTGTATTACCACCTATACAAGCTGTTGCATCTGTAATAGATAATTTAGATAATTCATCTTTTTTAAGATCTGGGTCAACTTTACTTAATATATATTTAGACATGTCATCCGCGATAGTAAATTCAGTTGTACTAAATGAAGATATTAAGTTAAACTGTAATTCATTTTTAATTTCGGGTTTCAAAGATTTAAATTGTATTTCTGTTAATGTTTTAATCTTATTTAAATATGCTAATTTTGATTGTTCTTCTGTTGATTTAGTAGTTTTTTTAGTTAATGCGTATATTTCTTTTGATAATGTTTCAAGTGTATATGGTTTTTTTAAATTATTAATAGATTTATCTACCTTTTTAGGTTCAGGTTTTTTTATATCAGATTTTCCTTGAAACCAAGTAGGGACTTCTTTAATAGTTTTTAATTTTAATATAAAATTATAATTAGGTGATTCAAAAGTTAATCCACTATCATTAGTTTTTAATACTTCTGGTTCCCATATTTTCCAATTAAGAAATAATTCATCACCAACTATTTTCCATTTACCAGTTTCATCTTTTTTAGATACTCTTTTAAAATTTTTATTTGAATAAAAAATAATACTATCATCCCAACTTTTATGTTCAGCACTATATCTTATTTGTTTTTGTTCTAATTTCGGTGATACACTTACATGTGGTTTGTGTTTTGGCGGTTCAGGTGTACCATCATCTTCAACAGAAAGATCGGCCCAATCTACACCAGATTTAATCCCACTTAATTCATCATCAGAAGAATCATTGTCTTTATCAGATGAATCATCCGGAAACATTTCTTTAAGTTTTTCTTTTAATTTATCTGGTTCATCTTTCCATTCTGGTTCAACAAAAAATAAATCATATTTTTTAGTAGCTTTCTTTAATTTCTTAAGATTCTTTAAAATTTTAGAATCGATAGGAC